TCACAATGAAAGTAAAGCCCACAACAAAAGGGTTCTGCGAACCCCCTGTCCAAAATGGATTTACGAACGAAAACCATGTCACTCGCAAGAGTGACTCAATTAATATTAAATTCGGATTTTGGATTTTGTTATTGGGATAGGATTCATTAATGTGCGCCATAGCGCACACAAGTAATAGTTATCCGCTTTACGCTTCCCTTAGGAATTCATTGTGCTACGCTGTTCACGGAACAGCCAACCAATTAGGTGTGTGTGAGGGCAATCTAAGATTGCCGACCTGTGAAGCGTCCCTCGAAGGGCGCAAGCAGGCTAGAACGACACTACATGTCGTTCGTGTTTGGGTAAGGGAAAGGAAGAAAAATAGCGGTGGAACGGCTTTTCTGGTTTGTTTACTCACAAAAGAAATCATGTCATCCGTAAGGATGACTCAATAGTTACTGATAAACAATGACCTCTACAGAGGTCAAAGAAAAACGGCCACTCAGCGTACTGTGAGTACCCCTCGATGGGGTGCGAAACAGTTGATTTCGACACAACAGCAAAACATAAACTGTCAAAATCCACCTATAAAAGATAGGTAAGACAATGAGATGCAAAAAGTGAGTTGACAGCCCTAGATGAAGTATTCTTATAATACGTCCGTAGCAAATCGGGTCTTGGAAATGACAACAGCAGATAAACAACAGCAAGAGAAATATAAAGGCTCTATCGTCCCAATGGATGAGATAGAGAAACATGCTCCAACGGCACAAGCAGGGAATGATAAACTGACTGAGCCGCAAGCTGAGTTAGTGCATCTAATCTTGCATAACGGTTGCAACCCAAGTGAAGCCGCTAAGGCATTGGGTAGAAACAAAGCATGGGCTTACACAACCCTGAAAAAACAACATGTTATAGAGTATAGACAACAGTTGGCTATGATGACTTTGGGATGGGACGCAACACAAGCAATGGCAACGATGAGAGAACTGCTGAATAGTAAGTCACAGTATGTAAGGCTTGAAGCCGCTAGGGATTTAATGGACAGAGCAGGATTAAGACAGGATGTTGTTAGAACGCCTAGTACGGCTGTACAAATCAACTTCAATGTCGACTAGATGGGACCCAATGCTAGTATAGGCTTATGATGAACACCGACCTTGAAAAACTGGCTCGATGCCATATAAAGGTCAACTACACACGAAATAGACTTCATTAAGCTATATCCCCCAAAATATTTTTTCACCTATAGGGGCTGATTTTGAATTTAGATTATAAACCCCCAGGACCGATAGCGAAAGCATTTATGAAAGACCCTTCTTTTGTGAGGGGCATTAGAGGTCCGGTAGGTTCTGGTAAATCCGTGACTTGTTGCATGGAGATAATGCGGAAGGCTGTCAATCAAGCCCCTAATTCTGCTGGGGTACGCAGAACAAGATGGGCAGTCATTCGTAATACCAATCCTCAGTTAAAAACCACGACTATTAAGACGTGGAGGGATTGGTTCGGTGACGAAGTTGGCAAGTTCGTATGGAGTCCTCCCTATACGCATCTTGTCAACTTCTCACTTGAAGATAAGACTACTGTTGAGCTAGAAGTCATCTTTTTAGCATTGGACAAGCAAGAGGACGTAAAAAAGCTGTTGTCCTTGGAATTAACAGGCGTTTGGCTCAATGAAGCCAGAGAGCTTCCAAAATCTATCGTTGATGCGTGTACTATGCGTGTTGGTCGTTTTCCTTCTATGCGTGATGGTGGTCCGACTTGGTTTGGCGTTATTATGGATACAAATGCTCCTGATGAAACGCATTGGTGGGGCATTATGGCTGGTGAAGTGCCTGCCCCTGAATATATGGCGGCTGATGAGAAGTTATTGTTAGTTAAGCCTGATGATTGGACATTCTTTACTCAAGCTGGTGCTATGAAGGAAAAGCGTAGCAGTGAGGGTGCTTTAGAGGGATATGAGAAGAATTTAAAGGCTGAAAACCTAAATAATATACAGCCCGACTATTACGATAAGATTATCTTGGGTAAAACCCCACAATGGGTAAAAGTATATGTTCTGAATGAATACCAAGCCCTAATGGACGGCAAGCCAGTGTATGCGACCTTTAGAAAAGAAACTCATGTATCAAAGTCCCCTATTGAGCCTGTTGATGGTGTTGAGGTAATCGTTGGTATCGACTTTGGAAGAACCCCTAGTGCTGTCTTTACTCAGCAAGGTTTTGGTGGAAGGTGGACGATATTCCATGAAGTTATTGGTCAAGATATGGGGGCTGGACGATTTGCCGAAGTCCTTAAAAGGGAAATCGCTAGGAACGATTGGGAAAAGCATAGTTTTAAATTTGTGGGTGACCCTGCTGGTAATCAGATGGCGCAGACGTCTGAGCAAACACCGTTTATGATACTAAGGGCGGCAGGGATTAATGCTCACCCTGCTCCCAGCAATGACGCAGTTATGCGAGTTGAAGCAGTTGAAGGTGTTTTAAACCGTATGTCTGATGGCTATCCGTGTATGAATATAAGCCCTAATTGCACCACTTTAATAGCAGGTTTTGAAGGTGGATATCAGTATAAGCGTCAATATCACATGGGCAATGAACGCTATGAAGAACGACCTTCTAAAAATAGATTTTCGCACATACATGATGCTCTTCAGTATGCATTTTTGGGCGGGGGCGAGGGTCGTAAGGTAATCTTTGGTGGTAATAAGCCAGCATCACATACTACAGTAACAAGAGGCGGCACGCCATTTGGTAGATTAAAGGCTAGAAACAAGCTATCAAGAAGGGTAGCTGGGTTGTGAAGTGGATAATATGCTTTTGCGAAAGCAAGAATATAGGAATGTGGAAGCATTTTACTAAGCACAGAGAAGGTTTTAGCCACGTTTTTGCCATAAGATTTGATACTAAACATGATATATGGACAAAGTATGAGTTTAGTACGCATGGTTTTAAATTTGAAAATTATAAAGATGATGATGCTGACTTGCTTTGGGCAAATATGATGAACTATTGGACGTGTGTAGAAGTAGAAGTAAAGGATAGTCCAGTATATCTGCCAAGATTAATGTATTGTGTGTCTTTTATTAAGCATATCGTTGGGTTAAACAAGTTTTGGGTACTAACACCTTACCAGCTCTATTGTGAATTGCTTAAAAATGGAGCTGTACTCATGTTTGATAAAAAAGGAGATACCAATGGGTAATATTTTTTCAAAACCTAAAATGCCGGAAAAAAGCCAAGAGCAAATTGCGGCTGAAAAGGCTGAAGAAGAGCGTTTAGCTAGAGTAGAAAAAGAAAACGAAGAACGCAAACTGGAAGCCGAGAAAAAAGCTACATCTAATTTAGTTGGTCGTAGGTCATTACAAGCGGCTGGTATGGAAGGTTATACAGGCTTTCGTAGGAAACAAATGGGTGCGGCACAGCCTACACAGGCTGGTGGTGGCTCTATGGGTACTTCCGTTACTGGAATTTAAGGAGCTAACATGTACGGTGCAGGACAAGGTGACGGAAATCCAACCGTTTCTGGCGGTGACGCAAAGCAAGAACTAAAACGTGTCATGGACAGATACAAAAAGGCCAAGGGTCGTTGGAACTCTTGGACGGATTTGTGGGAGGAAATCTATGATTACGCTATTCCTCATCGTGAGAGCTTTTTTCAGGAAAGCAGTGCAAATCGTAGAACAGAGAATATCTATGACGAAACTGCTGTTGTTGGTCTTCCTAAGTTTGCTTCTCGCTTACAACTTGGGTTTTTTCCTCCTAATGGTCGTGCATTTAGACTCGCCCCCGGTCCTGAGTTTCCAGACGAATTAAGAAGCAAATCGTTAGATGAAGAATTGGATAGGATTACAGACCTCATTCACGAAGGTTTGCGTAATTCTAACTTCAATGCAGAGATGCATGAAGGTCTTCAGGATTTAGGTATTGGAACTATGAACCTTCTTGTAGAAGAGGGTCGTTTCCAAGGTGATTTACATTTTTCATCTGTACCCCCAACTAATTTGGCTTTACTACCCGGTCGAATGGATGGTGTCTCCGATTGGTTCAGATGGAACAACAATATGGATATTACTGAAGTAAAGCATCGATATCCTAAAGCTAAATACTCTGAAAAGATGATGTCTGAGCAAAAGCGCAATCCTACTCGCAAGACAAAGATTGTAGAAGCTACCATCTATGATGAGACAAACAAATTTAAAGACGAATACACATACTACTTAATATCTGAGACAGATAACGAAATTCTTATCAAAGATACATTCAAGGGTCGTGGCTCTATTCCTTGGATTACTACACGCTGGTCTAAGTCTGGTTTTGAAGTATGGGGTAGAGGTCCTTTACTACAGGCCATGCCAGCAATTAAAACATTAAACTTAACAGTACAGTTGATTTTAGAAAATGCTGAAATGGCTATTGCTGGTAGTTATATATACGATGATGACGGTGTATTTAATCCTGACAACATCACGATACAGCCCGGAACTTTTATCCCTCGAAGTCCTGGGTCTTCTATAGACACATTACAGAGTGCTGGTAGATTTGACGTAGCACAGCTTGTTTTAGACGATATGCGTAGAAATGTACGCAAAGCGTTGTTTATTGATGAGTTAGATACCAGACCTAACGCAAGAACACCACTTTCTGCCACAGAAGTATCTGAAAGACTAGCTGATGTAGCTAGAGACATGGGTGCTGTAGCTGGTCGTATGCAGAAAGAGTTTTTACAGCCGCTAGTAGAACGTGTTGTTTACATCTACAAGAAGCAGGGGCTGTTAGACATACCGAAGGTAGATGGCAGGGAATTGCGTATCGTTCCGGTCTCACCCCTCCTCAGAGCGCAAGACCAGCAAGACGTGTCTGATTTTGTACGCTTCCAGCAGACAGTCGCTTCTACCTTCGGACCTGAAATAACTCCAATGCTGTACAACCAAGAAGCTGTGATAAAGTATCTAGCCGCTAAGTTCGGTATTCAAGAGGAACTCTTAGCTGAAGCAAGCCAAGTACAAGAAAATGTACAAACAATGCAACAGCTAATGCAGATGCAGCAAGGAATGCCGCAATGAAGGAGAGAATAAATGTCTCAGTCGATGGTCGTGGATACAGCAAAGAAGTTGACAAAGACCTTAATAGTAAAGCCTATGGTCTATTCGGCTCAGGTATCGGAAAAGATTTTTTACATTACTTGGACTCGCTCACAACGAATAACGTATATCCTGCAGGGACTGGAATCGAAACTCTAGCCCATGCAGAAGGTGCTAGATGGATTGTTGCCATTATGAAGGCTAGATGTGAACAAGGGAGAAAGCAAAATGATTAATAGACCGCCAAAAGTTACAAAAAATATGGGGCAAAAAGCTACAAAAGTTTTGTATGATGACTTGGATTTTCAAGCCTTTGCAATAGGCAAAGGATACAAAACAAGACAAGATATTCAAGGACGCTCAATTCAGTCTAAAAGAAAAATTATAAAAGGATTTAGAAATGCTCAAAAAGTTGGAGCTTTGCCTTTTGGAATGAGTTCTGCAGAAAGAGAAGGCTTCTAAATTATGGCTAAACCAGCAAACCCAGCGTTATATGCAAGAGCAAAAGCTATTGTTAAGAAGAGGGTCAAAAAGTGGCCTTCTGCTTATGCTTCGGGTCAACTGGTACAGCAGTATAAGAAAATGGGGGGTACATACAAAACATGAGCCTCACCAAATGGTTTGATGAGAAATGGGTAGATATATCCACAAAGAAAGATGGTAAGCATCCTCCCTGTGGACGGTCTAAGGGTGATGGTCGCAGTTATCCTAAATGCGTTCCGTCATCAAAAGCGGCATCTATGAGTCCAGCCTCTAAGAAAAAAGCAGTGGCTCGTAAACGTGCTACCAACCCTAGCGGTGGTGGTAAAACACCTACCTATGCGAGGACGTAATGAGCAGAAACGAGCCAAGACAAACCACTCCCAAAAAACAGCGTCAATTAAGAAAAATGGGTCCTCAAACCTATGAAGATTTTTTTGCAAGTCAATCAAGGCTTGGAAAAGGCAGAGAATTGCAATCTAAAAGATATTATGAGGAAGTTAGTAATAAAATAAATAGTTTTCCAACACCTCCACCTCAGATGAAAATTAGTCCACCAAAAGGATTTGGAGAAGATAAAGAGGAAGACGGTCCTAGTGACAAGTTTGTTAAGTACATTTTAAAAAGAGTAAACGAAGACGATAGATTAAAGAAATTTAGAGTTGGAGGTTAGCATGGCTAAATCACCAGCTTGGCAACGTAAAGAAGGTAAAGACCCAAAAGGTGGACTTAATCGTAAAGGTCGTGCATCTTTGCGTAGACAGGGTAAGAATATCAAACGTCCTGTGTCTGCTAAACAAGCTAAGAAGTCTCCGAAAGCAGCCGCTAGACGTAGAAGTTTTTGTAAGCGAATGATGGGTATGAAAAAGAAGCTTACATCTAAAAAGACGGCTAATGACCCTAACAGCCGTATCAACAAAGCACTAAGGAAGTGGGATTGTTAAATGAAGCAAGATAACTACAAAGGAGGAATGGCTTACAGTCCACAACACGCTCCATATATTAGAAAATCTTTGGACAATTGGAACAAAGAAATAAGAAAAATTCAACTTAAAGCAAGAACCCAAAGACTTATGGGTAATCCAACCATTAAAATAGATAGGGACTAAAAATGAGTGAAGAAGCAGAAGCACAAGTAGAAACCAATGAGGTTCAGACTGGAGAGTCGGAGCAACCTCAGGAAACTACTCAAGAAAGACCTGATTGGCTTCCAGAGAAGTTTGACAGGCCAGAAGAGCTTGCGAATAGCTATAGCGAACTGGAAAGAGCGTTTTACACACGCAAAGAAGATTTACGAAATCAAATTGTAGAAGAGCTAAACAAAGAAGCTTCAAGCAATGCACCTATCAGTCCTGCTGACTATGAATTGCAGTTTGAAGCACCAGAAGGCATTGAGTACAGCGTAGCTAATGATGACCCAATGGTAGATTGGTTTAGAGAGACAGCACATAATTATGGTTTATCTCAGGATGAATTTAATGGCTTAATGAATGAATATATTCAAATCGATGCCATGAGAGGTCCTGATTGGAATCAAGAATCAGAAGCATTAGGCGAATATGCTGAAAAGCGTTTAGAGCGTGTAGATGGGTGGGCGCATAATAATCTAAGCGCAGAAGCCTACAACGTATTTGCTAATGTCCCAGCATCTGCTGGTATGGTTCAATTGTTTGAAGAATTGATGGAACTGAATGGTCAGCCTCAGTTCAACATGACTTCAGACTCAGAGTTTCAGGAGCGTATTAGTCGTGAGGACTTAATGTCTATGCAAAACGACCCACGTTATTGGAAAGAGAAAGACCCAGCTTTTATCTCAAAAGTAAGGGCAGGGTTTGCTCAACTAGCAAGACAAAATGGATAATGTGAATTTTCTTATTTTGGCTTATATGAAACTGTGATTGTACTAGAAGGCCTTGACGCAAGGGATAATCGGCAACGACCCCAAGTAGATAGATAACCAGACAGAACAAAACTTAATGTAACTTGTAAAAGGAGGGTGTTATGGCAACACCAACAATTGATACCTCCTTTATCGAGGAGTTTGAATCTGGCGTCCACATGGCGTACCAGCGTCAAGGCTCTAAGTTGCGTGGGACTATTCGTACAGCTAACGGTGTAAAGAATAAGACCACCTTCCAAAAAATCGGTAAAGGTTTTGCTACAACCAAGGCTCGCCATGGTAACGTAGCACCAATGAATCTTGATCACACAAACGTGTCAGTAACCCTTGAGGATTACTTTGCTGGTGAGTGGGTGGATGATCTAGACCAACTGCGTATTAACCACGATGAAATGCTTGTCGCACAGCAGTCAGGTGCTTATGCACTAGGCCGTAAGACAGACGAGTTGATTCTGGCCGCAATGGATACAACTACCAATACCCTTAACGAAACAACTAACGGTATTACACTGGCATGGGCATTTAGCCTGATGGAAGCATTCGGTAACAACGATGTTCCTGATGATGGTCAGCGTTACTGTGTTGTTGGTTGGGAAAACTGGTCACAGTTGATGGACATTGATGAGTTCTCTCGTGCTGAGTACATTGGTACAGAAAACTTGCCATTTGCTAACGCCATTACTGCAAAGCAGTGGCTGGGCTTTACATGGTTTCCGTTCTCAGGCTTAGATGAAGCTGGTTCTGGTAACGTAGACCGCAAGTGTTTTGCTTGGCACTCTTCAGCAGTGGGTCATGCAATTGGCGCAGATGTTTCATCAAACATGCAGTATCACAACGATAAGGACGCATACTTTGTTCTGAATAAGATGCAAATGAATGCCACCCTCATCGATGCAGATGCATGTTATGAACTGCAACTCAAGAAATAAGGAGAGGTTCTAATGGCACTCGTAGACGCAGACTTCACCTTAGTCAACTACTCAGGCAACGGCTTTCATATTTGGCACTACAAATCTACTGCCGATGCTCTGAACACCATTGATACTGCTGGTTACTTTAATAACAAGTCCAGCGAAATCAATGTTGGCGATGTTATCTTTGTCAACGCTTCTAACGGCTTTGGCATTGCAACAGTTGTTTCAAACTCTGGCGGTGTAGTCGATACAGGCGACATCGTTAGCATGACAACAGATAGTCGCTAATGGCTAAAGCACCAACAAAGAAGGCGGCAGTGAAAACTGCCCCTTCACCTTCCCCAAAAGAGAAAACTGTCCGTGGTGGCAAAGTAGTTTTTGGTAAAGGCGTAACTTTAGGAAAAGGCGTAAAATAATGGCTTTCAAAGTTTGTAAATCATGTCCATATCCAGGAAAGTGCAGAGCCGCAGGTAAATGCTTAAATCCTCCAAAGGGTTCTAAAACTATGGGTAACAAAAAATCAGGATACGGTAAGTAATGCCTACTACTCCATCCACCGATATTGAAGTTGCACAGAAGGCTATGGTCTTAATAGGACTAGAGCCTTTGACTTCATTTACAGATGCTACAGATGAAGCATTGGTTGCTAACACAATATACGAGGATGTAGTTACTGACTGCCTTGCCCAACATAACTGGAACTTTGCAACAGGTCAGAAGCAATTAGCTAGGCTTACTGCCGCACCTGTAGATAGATGGGATGCGGCTTACAACTTGCCAACAAGTCCAGCAGTTGTTCAGGTACTTACAGTCACTATTGACGATGTACCGCAACCATACGACATTTATGAGCGTTATGTGTATATCAATGCTGAAGTAGCTGATGATGTTGTACTTAATTATATCTTTAGGCCTGATACTCAGTATTGGCCTCCTGCGTTTACTATGTGGGTTATTTTTAGACTTGCCTCTGTTTTGGCTTTGTCTGTGACCAGAAAAGGCGATGTCGCTACCTCTTATACAAGACTAGCAGATGAACAGTTTAGAAAAGCTAAAGCTAGAGATTCACAGCAAGTAACGACACAGGGCATTCGTTTGAACCGTTATAGCCGAGCAAGAGTCGGTGCATATCAGCAAATAGAAGGCACATAATGAATGGCTCTTTTACGTCAGTTTTACACCAACTTTACAGCAGGGGAGATTACACCCTTGCTGTCCTCAAGGGTTGATTCTCAAGCATATAAGAATGGCGTAAAAAGCCTAAAAAACTTTCGTATTCTATCTCAAGGCGGTATTAGGCGCAGAGGTGGCCTGCGTTATCTTCAAGAACTATCCGATATACCATATCAAACAGAAACCTACATCTATGATGAAGATGAAGCTTATATTCTGTTGTTTTCCAATACACAGTTAGATGTTGTTGATGTAACCGACCCAACCAATATTGCTGATACCATTACATCTTGTCCTTGGACAACCGATATGATTGGTGAATTAAAGGTATCTCAGTCTGGCGATACAATGGTTATTGTACATCCAGATATGTATATGCAAGAACTAACCAGAACATCTGCATCTACATTTAGTTTAGCTGATTTTGACTTTGAACATAGCGGTACTGCTCATTACGAGCCATTCTATCGTTTTATTGACCCAGCAGTAACACTTACCCCGCAAAATTCAAACACAGGCTCACAGAACTTTACAGCAAGCTCTGCTATTTTTTCTTCTTCATGGGTAGGCGACCATATTGAATTTACTGATTCTGCTGGGACTGTAGTGCATATTGAGGTTACAGCCTATGTATCTACTACAGTTATTACTGGTAATTTTAGTGAGGCAGTAGCTAACACAAATGCTAGAGCTACTTGGAAAGAACAGGTGTTTTCTTCTCGCAGAGGATATGCACGTTCTGTTACTTTCCATGACCAAAGATTGATATTTGGCGGTTCAAGAGATTTGCCTAATCATTTGTTTATGTCAAAGACTGGTGAGTTTTTTAATTTTGATACTGGTGAAGCATTAGATGATGAATCAATTCAGATTCAAATTGCTGAAAACCAGATATCTGAAATCAAAGCACTTGGGTCATTTAGACATCTGACCATCTTCACATCTGAACAGGAACTGTTTGTTCCTACTACAGAGAACAGGCCTTTGACACCTACTACTATTTCTGTGAAGAAGCAGACTTCTTATGGTAGTGGTGAAGTTACACCTGTTGAGTTTGATGGGGCTATGGTGTTTCTTACTAAGTCAAAAGGTGCAATTAGAGAGTTTGTATATTCTGATGTAAGCCAAGCATATAATGCTGATGCACTTACATTATTGTCACCACACATTATTGGGACACCTACACAAATGGTGTCTCAGCGTGAAGCCTCAGACCAGATGGAAGCTTATATGTATCTGGTCAACGAAGACGGTAAGATGCCTGTATTTATGTCTATCCGCAAAGAAAACTTGCAGGGATGGTCTGAATGGTCAACAGAAGGTGACTTTAAGAATGTTGTTGTGGTGAACAGAAAAGTCTATTGCATTTGTGAAAGAACTATAGACGGTTCTACATTTACATCACTAGAGCTACTAGACAACGAATATCACACAGACTGCGCTATTAAAGACACAAACTCTACAGCCAAAACTAATTGGACTGTTGCACACATGCCAAATACGACTGTGGTTGTTAAGTCTGACAATTACTCGATGGGTACATATACAACAGATGCAAGCGGTAACTTTACGCTTACAGCGGCTGTAGACAACATTGAAGTTGGCTTAAGCTATACACCCCAGCTAGTAACACTACCGCCAGAGTTTCAATTGCCGGATGGTATATCATTTGGTCAAAAACGCAGGGTAGTTCGTGCTGTACTGGACTTAAATGAAACGCTAAACGTACAAACAAAAGGTACGACATTGTTGATTAGAAGAGTTACAAATAACTTTGCCAATCAACCTGACCCTGTTACTGGTCGTAAAGAAGTGTATTTACTAGGATGGGGTAATGAAGGTACTGTAACAATAACCCAAGACGAACCGTTGCCCATAACGATTAACGGTTTATTGCTAGAGGTGGAAGTATAATGGGCTTAGAAATGGCTATTGCTGGTGCGGTTATTGGACTTGCGGCAGCTAGAAAAGAAAAAGGCATTTATGAAATGGAAGCCACGTCCTACGAAGAACAGGGCAAAATGGCTCAAATGCAAGCCAAACAACAAGAAGAAGAGCGTGAAAGAAACTTACGTCAACAGCTTGCTTCATTAGGTACATCTATGTCTGCACAAGGCGTAGTTCTTGATAGAACACAAGGCTCTGTAGGTGCTTTGCAAAAGAACGAAGTAAATATTGCTAAAAAGGATGTGTCAGCGATTAAACTTATGGGTATGTCAAATAGACGTAAGTATGATATTAGCGCAAAAAGTTCTAGGGAAGCTGGTCAAGCGGCTATGATTAGAGGTGTAGGTCAAGCTGTCACTACAATTGGCAGTGCAGTACAAGCTGGTTCGGGAACTCCATAATGGTATTTCAAAAAACAAAAGGTAGAAGCGTATATACACAGCCCGTAGGAATGCCTGATTTATCTGGTTTTAAACAAGCGGCACGTTCTTACCAACAGCTTGGTTCTTTGATAACTGAGTTTGGAACTGAAATTCGTAAAAAAGATTACAACGATGCTATTCGTCAAGCTGAAGTAGACGGCAAGAGTGCTGGAACAAAGTATGTTAAAGATGAAAATGGCGAATGGAAACTAGCTCCTCTTGTAAACCTTGATTATACAAAATCTGTTCAACATCTGCCCAAAGCCGATCAAGAAGGTGTTTTAAAAACTTACAGAGAAGCGGCTGTAGGTGCATATACCGCAAGAGCTGTCAACGATATTAATTTTGCGGCTGGTCAATCCTACGCAAATAATAGAAATAATCCTGGGGGCATTCGTTCAGAAATGAATGGATACATACAGGGATTAAAGGAGCAAGTGCCTGATGAGGTATTTGTTCAATTAGCACCTAAAGTAGAAGCGGCATTTTTAGCATCAGAAAACAAAGCCTTTGCCCAGCAACAGATAGATGCTGATGCGGCGGCAGTAGCTGATTTTACAACCAAGTTTAATTCTAACACAAAAGAACTTGGGAATATGTATTCCGTAGGTCCTGTGGGCGATGATGATACGTCTGTAGAGGGCTTTGAGATGCGTATTAGTGAAATAACTGAAGAAGATGAACAAACACTACAGCATCTTCAAACACTAGGAATGAATCCTACAGAAGTAGACGAGTTGAGAGCTTCAAGAGTTAATCACATTACTCAAAGGGTAGGTGAATCTTTTATTGAAAAGACTTGGCTTACATCTGATGGTGATTTAGAGCAAACACTTTTGGCTGTAGAAGATATTGTAAATCAAGCAAGACAAGATACTGACGTTGATGCAGATACTTTGCGTAGCACTTTAACAGCAAAAGCTACAAGACTGGAAACTCTTGATAAAGCCAGAAAAGCTGAAGCCGCAGAAGAAAGAGAAAACATATTCCAAAACTATAATTACAGGGTGTATGTAAAAGGTGAGGATATTAGCACTGATTTGGCAAATCCAAACAGTGACATCTACAAGCTAGAAGGTTCTCAAATTGGTTCTTTGCTTTCTGTTAGTGATGCAAAAAGAGAAGAATTTATTAATGACGAATATAACAAAAACGTTTCATTAATTAAAAATTGGGAACAGTTTATGGGGACTCCTTTTGAGAAGGATTTGCCAGAAAACTTTAACAACATCTTTAAGATGTGGAAAAATGGTGTTCTTGATTTTGAAAAATTTGCAGAAGCAAGAAGCTTTTATGTATCTTATTTTGATAAGAAATTTTTAGAGCCAAATATTTTAAAATCAGAAGTACAGCTTGTAAGGGAGTTAGGGAAGGGTAGTAGCTACGCTATTTCCCCAGACCATTTTAGAGCAATTGCCCCTGACCTTGTGTCAAGAAAGGTAATTGGCAAAGGTAGAAAATATGAAGACTTAGCGGCTTATGAAACTGCAATTGGTTCTTACGCAAAAGAATACTATAAACAAATAAACAAAATCAACGAAGGGCGAAAAGCCTTATCTCATGCTCAAGCTGGTATTGGTATTTCTGAGACAGAAATGGAATCAATACATAACTATACTCCCAATTATAAAGCTATATTACCCCCTGACGAGAACGGTCAAGTTAAAGTAGCGGAACTTGATTTTCTTACTGATGATGATGTTTTGTTCCAAGCTTCAGCAGATGCGGCAGATAGATTTGCTAATGAAACTAATGGCTTGCTTTTACCGGAAGCCAAAAGAATTTTCGAAAGTGCTAGAAGTAGTGAAGAACTAGCTGACAAGTCTGTAAGAATTATGGGTCAAATCATTACTGGCATGTCATCTGTGAGTGGTGAATCTCAGCAAGTTGAAATGAACCATTTCTTTGACATGAATAATTTTTCAGAGGAAGACAGGCACTTCTTTACATTGTCTTCCAAGATAGGCGTTGCAAATGCAATAAAAGCTTATGAAGGCAAAAGAGATATTGGATACAATAAAGGCGTTGAAAAACTATTTCCAAACAGACCAGAAGGCAAAAGGCTTGATGACGCTGTTGATGAAAAGTTTGACGAAGTGTTTCGAGATGCTTTAACGGGACATAACTGGTGGAAACTTCTTAATCCAAAGATTAGCCAAACTAGACAGGCTCAACTAAGAGAATTTGCCATGAGTGCTGGTTTGGATGCTACTGATTTATCTAATGCAATTATTCGTGACCCAATCGTTCGTGATGGATTAAAAGGCATTTGGCTTAGACGCTGGCAAGAATCAATGGGAGAAGGCTCTCCTGTAGAGATTATGAGAAGTGCTTTACAAACTATTGGTAAAAGATTTGGCTATGAAGAAGATGAAAGAACAGGTCAAATTCATTTAGTAGAAAGACCTATCATTCATTATGCACAAGCAACAGTTCCGGGTCGTAGATTGAGCGATGGAACAATCATTCCTAATGTTCAGATTACAAATAGAATGATTGCAGAAGATGTTGTTAAGAAATTTTTAGCACCTCAAGAAGGCGGTACATTAAGAAACCCTGAAGTAGACGAAGCTGTACGCAGGGTTTTAGATGACCAAAATATTTATAAGTCTGACATTTCTTTCCATGCGAATATGGGATTCGGAGATCAGCAAACTTACACAGTTGTAGTAACAGACCATAATGGGAATCCTCATGTTCTTTCAAGAAATTACAACTATAACTTTGGAACTTCTGTTCAAAATGAATATTACCAAAAGGTAATGGATGATATTCAGACAAGCAAAGTTAAGGATTTTTGGTCTGCTTATGGTTTGTTTGATTTATCTGTTATTCAGGGAGCTTTTGAAAACTACCACATGACAGGTAGCGACATGAGTTTAAATCCTCTTATAAAGTCATTGAACGAATTAAGACTTAGTACCAGCCCCGGAGCTAGTCCTGAGTTTTTAAAAAGCCTTGGAGAACCACTAAAGCCTGAAGAAATACAAGACTTTATGCGTCTCTGGAATAATATAATTGCATGGGGCAAACTATAATGAGCAATGTAGATTGGGACTTCATCAGAGAGCTAGAAGGTTACAAGCTACAAGGCTATGTACCTGAAGATGCTAACGGTCAACCTCATGGCAATTCAGGTGTTACAATTGTATCTGGATTAGACCTTTCTACTAAAGACGATTCATACTTTGCTGGATTGCCTGATTCTATAATAGCCAAGCTTAGACCTTTTTATGGGCTTAAAGGTGCTGAAGCTGATGAAGTTGCTGGCAATTTAAATTTAGAAGATAGTGAAGGCGTAGCTCTTTATGAACATACCAAGAAAAAAGAATTAGAAATACTAAAAACAAAGTGGCAAGAAAAGACAGGTAATTCTTTTGATGACTTGCCAATGAACCAAGCAACAGCAGTTGCATCTGTAGCTTTTCAATACGGTGACTTAGAAACAAGAACACCCAACTTTTGGAATCAAGTAACCACTGGCGATTGGGAAGGTGCTGAAGCAAACCTTAATAATTTTGGTGACGACTTTAGTACAAGGCGCAGAAAAGAAAGTAATTATTTAAAAAAAAAGACTGAGCCTCTGGTAGAAGATTTAAAATCTCCAGATGATATGATGCTAGAGCCAGTTGAAGAGCCTAGCATGGATAAAATAGATTTTCCTATGCCGGAAGAAGGTTCTTTTGAAGCACTGTTTGGTGTAGATAAGTTTGGTGCTACAGCAGAAGAAAGTTTTGCTGTTCCCGATGATTTTGTACCAACAGAAGAAGCGGCTATAGCGGCAAGAACACAGCGTCAGATGCTTATTGATGCTGAGATGGTAACCGACCAACTGCCTGCTCCAAATCCTAATTTAAAGGTAGATGTAAAAAAACCAGAACAAGGCGTGATTGAATCACAGCCTCAGTTTAACTTTATAGGCAAAGAAAGATATGGAACGCCTATTGGCAGCACATTAGAGAATGATGCTCAGTTTGATTACGATATGTTTACCCCAACAGAGGGTCAGGCAATAAAAGCGGCATTTCGTCAATACAATATAGTTCCAGCACTATCTCGTCTTGGTGCGGCACACATGACTGGAAGAAGAAGAGATGTCCCAGGATATAGTGTTTACAATGATACAAGACTAAAGAACTTAGTTGGTGAAGATGGTCTTTACTTCTTTAGGCACTCAGGAAGCCACGAAGAAGCAATGGATAGGTACAACAACCTGAACAGCGACTATCAGGACATGAAGACTGTAGAAAGAAGTGCTTCAGGTGCTGGTTATTCAGTAATGGCTGGCATTGCAGACCCGACAATAGCTTTGCCTATCTTGCCTAAATATTTAAGCGGTGCTTCAAGATTTAGAAGATTTGGTCGTGGATTTATGATGGGATATGCACCTACTGCTGGTGTTCAAGCCGCAATTGAATTTAACAATGAAAGCAGAGATGCAACATTTGCGGCATATTCTGTTTTTGCGGCTGGTATATTGGGTGGTGCAATAGGTATGCATTTGGGCAAGGGTATGAGTCCTGCCGCTATTGCTGAAATGAAATTAAACGAAGATAGCGTTAGAGTTAATTTACTTGGGGCAAAATCTCAATATTCAGCACAACAAATAGCAGAGCTTAAAAAGATTTCTTCTGCTGGTGCATCTATTAGCCCAGAATTAGCAAGAACAAATGCTTACAGACAGCTTGAAATGGAAGCGTTAGAAACAACTGGTATTGGCATTGAAAAACTTGGATGGAATCCTGTAAACAGAATGTTCCAAAGTGCCAATCCTATTGTTCGTAGCCTTGCACCTGAAATGGTAGATGTTGGTGGTTTGATGCAAAAGAAGGTGCGTCAACAAGGCGAAGCTATGGCTCAGTCTGTGGAAACCACATTTAGAACTACATACTATCCTCAGCTTCTTGAAGCCAATACTGCTTCTGATTTGGCTTACATGGCCTACAGAAATGTTCAGGCCGCATCTACCCCTGCTCGTAGAGCATTGCAGATGACTGGCATGAGATTTACTGACAAAGTAGATGATTTGTTAAAAAGACATGATGGTTCTTTAACTGAGGTTCAGTTTAGAAATCGTGTTGGCATGGCTATGCGTAGAGGTGATGCAGATGCAATTGATGATGCGGCAACACCTTTTGTTAATCAAGCGGCTGTAGAATACAGAAAAGTTTTAAACAAAATCAAAGATGAAGCTAATTCTGTAAGGTTATTTGAAAGAGAGTTGGCAGATGATATAGCTAAAGCCAGAGCCACTAACAATCAAGCACTTGTATCAGATTTAACGGCAAAACTACAAAGGTTAAGAGATGAAGGAGTTACTGTAAACACTGCTCTTTCTTATGTGCCTCGTATATACAGAATTGATAAAATTGAGCAAAACATTCCCAGATTTCTTGGAATTATCAAAAGCTGGGCTATGACAAGTAAGCGTCTAAGCCCAACACAAGCAGATCAATTTGCCGCAGAAGTCTTAGATACTGTTACTAGAAGAAGACCCTTTATTGATTATGAACACGCTACAGATGCTCTGGACTGGATTAAGAATCCATCTGGCGCACAAGCAAGAACATTAGAAATACCTGACGAATTAATAGAAGAGTTTCTTGAAAACGATATTGAAGCTCTTCTTAGAAGCCATACACGCACTATGGGTATGGATATTGAACTTACAAGAAAGTTTGGTAGTTCATCTATGGATGACCTTATCAAACAGGTTGAAGATGAATACCAGAGACTTATTGGCGAAACAGCAGACTATCAAAAACGTTCTCAGTTAGCAGAAGGTTTGAAGAATGACCTCAGGGACATTAGAGGGTTAAGAGATAGGCTCAGGGGAACTTATGGTGCATCTAAAGACCCACATGCCCTTTCTAGCCGTTTTGTTAGAGTTATGAAATCATTTAATGTCCTTACAGGAATGGGCAGTGCAATGATTTCCTCTGTTCCTGATATAGCTAGAATTTCCATGGTAGAGGGATTTACCAATGCTTACGGAAAAGGCTTTGCGTCTATGTTTGATAGACAGGCTCGTATTATTAGAACTATGTCTAAGAAAGAGCTAGAAAAAGCGGCTGTTGCTGTTGATGCTACACTAGGTTTAAGAGCGCATGCTATGTCAGACATTGGTGATTTGTTTGGCAATCGATACGCTATTGAGCGTAGTTTAAATGACGCAACTGGCATGTTCTTTTTGCTTAATGGGTTAAACATTTGGAATCAGGCACTTAAAGAAATAGCTGGTAATGTGACCATGCTAAGAATGACTGAATCTATAATGAAGTCTGGTGGATGGAATAGACTGACAAGAATAGAAAAGGAAAAGCTATTAAAGAATGGCATAGGTCAGCAAGATTATACCATTATGCGTAATAATATACAGCGTTTTGGTCAGCAAGAAGGTAACGAATGGTTGCCGAATACCGAAGCGTGGACTGATGCAACACAGCGTTTAAAGTTTAGAAACGCTCTAAATCAGAATGTTGAGCGTATTATCGTGACACCTGGGGCTGGTGATAGAGCATTGTGGACATCTACAGAGATGGGTTCATTGCTTACACAGTTTAAATCTTATGGTCAGGGTGCAATGCAAAGAATGCTTACATCTGGTTTGCAAGAAAAAGATGGAGCGTTTTGGCAGGGTGCTTTCTTAATTGTTGGACTAGCCGCCATAGTAAATGAGATTAAGAGAGCGCAGTATGGTCTTGATAGTGCTGAATCTTTTGACCAGAAGTTAATTAATGCAATTGACAGGTCTGGTTTGCTTGGATGGTTTACTGACGTAAATAACGCTATGGAAAAAGTTAGCGATTACCAGTTAGGAATGCGTCCATTGCTTACAGACCAGCAATCATACCCTGTATATACAGCGGCTAAAGCTGGTGCTGTATTTGGTCCGAGTGCTAGTGCGGCAATCAATGCAACCAATGTTTTGGGTGATTTTGCTACTGGCAATGTTGATTACAGAACTGGCAACGATTTTAGGTTTATTATGCCTACAGGCAATTTGTATTACTTAGACCCAATATATGATGGAGTGTTTGGTCAGGGTAATGTGAATAGACAGGAAAACTTGAATAGGGAATAGATTAAGTATGGCTACTATAGAAATTGCAGATAATGACGCTAGAGTCCAATACACCCAAGCCGTAACTGCTAATACCACGCAGTTGACGATTGATTTCCCATTCTTTGACGTTGATGACATCAATGTTATTGTAACAACTGCGGCTGGTATTGATACTACGCTGTCCAGAGGTACAGGCACTGGTACGTTTGCTGTTACAGGAACTGCGGTAGATGATGGATTTTCTGGTGGATATATTACTCTTGGCGACAATTATAGTGCAGGAACTGATACATTCACTATTTTCAGGGACATACCTGTAGCCAGAACTACAGACTTCCCAACATCAGGACCTTTTAATATCTCGTCACTCAATACTGAGTTAGACAAGATTATTGCTATTGAGCAAGAGCTAGAAACCAAGATTAGCCGTACAATGAAGCTGTCAGATTCTGATACTGCCGCTTCAATTACTCTACCTTCATCAGCAAGCAGGGCTAATAAGTTTCTATCATTTGATGCTAACGGTGCTGTAACGGTATCAACCACTATTGGCACATATCAAGGAACTGACACTACAACGACCACAGCCGATTATGTTAAGCATGATTTGGTTAAGTCAACAACTACAGCACAATTAGATAATGTATATATCTGTATTGTAGATAGCCCTAGCGGCACATTGCTCACAAACACAGCTTATTGGGAACTGGTTGTAGATGCTGTAACAGCCGCTACATCAGCTACCAATGCGGCAACGTCTGCCTCTAATGCCGCTACAAGTGCAAGTAATGCGGCTACATCTGCAACAAATGCCGCAACATCAGAGACAAATGCAAATGATTGGGCTGTTAAAACAAACGGTATTGTTGATAGCACAGATTATTCATCTAAGGCTTGGGCTATTGGCGGCACTGGTGTAACCGATCAATCTGGTGCTGGCCCTGCAAAAGACTGGGCGGTAGAAACTACAGGTCAAGTAGATGGCACTGAATATTCTGCTAAAGAATATGCGGTGGGTACACAGACAAGAGGCACAACTGGTTCTGCTAAAGACTGGGCTACCTATACGGCTGGTACTGTAGATGGTGCAGAATATTCTGCGAAATATTACGCAGAAGAAGCGGCTGCATCTGTTGCGACCTTTGATGATAAGTATGCTGGGGCTAAAGCAAGTGACTCTGCGGCAGATACTTACTTTACAACAGGCGGTAGAACAAAAGATGCTGGGGATATGTATTATAACTCATCATCAGGTGTAGTTAGGATTTGGAGTGGCACTCAATGGGAAGATGCCGCAGTTTCCACGGCTGGGTTTGCTACGGCTGGCTTTGCCATAGCCATGTCGATTGCACTATAGGAGATTAAAATGGCACAAAACTTTAGACGTTACACATTAAACGCAGTAGGCACTGCGGCGGCAGATATACCAGACGGTGCTAACTTTGACAGTTACGATACCATTGTTGGCATCCATATTACTAATGTAACGACCAATGCTATTAATGTTGATTGCTATATTAACGATGGCACTAACAATATTTACTTGGTCAAAGGTGCGCCAATAGCCGCTGGCGGTGCATTACAAGTCCTGGACGGTGGTGCAAAGGTAGTGGTTCAGTCTGGTGACAGGTTGTGGGTACAGTCAGATACAGCATCATCTGCTGATGTATGGGTATCTGCTGTTGATGATATTAGCTCATAGGTGAAGCATGGGATATGTAGGCAACCAAACATCTAACAGCTATTCCTCAATGGACAAGCAGACCATCACTGGTGATGGCGGTGCGTCTTACACTCTGACCCATGCTGTAGCCAATGCCCAAGAGATTGAGGTGTTTGTAAACAATGTGCGTCAGGAAGCTGGCGTTGCATACACAGTGAATGGTACTGCACTTAACATGACAGGCAATGTAGCCAGCACAGATGACTTCTACGTTATCTATCAGGGCAAAGCATTGCAGACTGTAGTACCGCCTGATGGTTCTGTAAGTACAGGCAAGCTGGCTAATGGTGCGGTGACATCTGCGAAGTTGGCTGGATTGACCTCATCTGATATGCCAACAGGGTGTGTACTGCAAGTTAAAAGCGCAACTAAAACAGACAAGCAATCAACAACAAGCGCAACACCTTCAGATATTACAGGGTTAAGTGTTTCTATTACGCCAACTAGCACATCAAGTAAAATACTTGTTCTGACTAATATTAACTTTGGTGGCGACCTTAATGTTTACGGTGCATTTGATATTCTTAGAGGTTCGTCAAAGATAACCGAAAGCACTTATCCCACAGGAAATCAAATAGCCGCGACTATTGCAGTCGGTGGTGATGATAATAATTTCAACTACAAAATGATGACGGCTTCTCATAACTTTTTAGACAGCCCTGCAACTGCATCTGCTGTTACTTACAAAGTGCAGTTTTCGTCAACAGTAAATTCTACAGAACTTACCATTAACGCACCACATGAAACTGATAACGCGGCTTATATTCTTGGCGGCACATCAACGATTACCGTTATGGAAATCGCAGGATAGGGAGACTCTAATGGCATTATCTAAAATTGACCCTGTCTCTTCTATAGATTTAGCAGATACAGAATACTTCCACGTTGATTTAACAACGGCTCAAACTGGTTTAACAGATAATAACAAAGAAACTGTAGATTTTGGCGGTAGTGGTACTGTTAAGTATGATACTAAATCAAACTTTGATTCCGCAAATGATGCGTATCTTCTTGATAGCAGTGACGGTGTTTATTTAATTTCTTACAGCATTGGACTTCGTTGTGAAGATTTAGGTGCAGAATCTATAATTGATGCGGCAGCATATATAAGAATATCTGAAGATGGTACAAACTTTTCAGTCAAATATGGTGCTGGCGCACATCTTCAAGATAATTTATCTGACGAAATTGGCTCTATAACTTTAAGTGGTACTTTTATCTACAAAGCAACCACCGCTACAACAAAAATTCAATTACAAGGGTATGTTAATAACTCAGGAACTAGCACTGTTGATTGGGAAGTTGCTGAACACGCTGGAAGTTTAACAGGCACTGCTCCTTCTGGCAGCACTAATGCACGTTGCACATTTCTTTCTATAGCGAGGATAGCATAATGCCATACATAGGTATAGCCCCCTCTAGTGGGCAATTCAAAAAGCTAGACAGCATCACTGTAGTAAACGGTCAGGCCGCATACACAATGCAGTACAGCAGTGCAGACTTCAAACCAGCTACTGCTGAACAGCTTATTGTATCTGTAAACGGTGTTATCCAAGCCCCTGGCGATGCTTACACAGTGTCAGGCTCAACGATTACATTCTCAGAGAACCTAGTTACTGGCGATGTCATAGACTTCATTGTGGCTCTAGGCGAGGTGGGTAACACTGTAACGCCTGTAGATGGCTCAGTGGATATCAACAAGATGTCATCCAGCATTATGAAGGATACCGGCATAAGAGTGAATGATACGGAACTGCCAAGTGGAACGAGTGTAACTATAGCGGCAGATGAGAACGCTATGGTTGCTGGGGCTTATACAATATCAGGGACGTTGACAATCAATGGCACGTTTACGGTGGTTTAGATGAGTAAGATTTACGTTGATGAAATAGCACCTAAGACTGCTGGAAATAAAGTTATAATGCCTTCTGGTGGTATTATTCAAGTGCAGTACACACAGATTGATGCAACATCACAATGGACTTGTAACCAAAGTGTAGATAAGCAAATAAGCGTGTTAGCTGTAAACATTACGCCTACATCTACTAATAGCGTTATTAAGATTGAGGCTATGGTTAATGGTGAGTGGGGAAATACTAGTTCGCCTTATAATAGTGTGTGGTTTTTTTATAGAGATAGTACAAAATTAGCAAGCACTACTACTGGTGGTGATAAAAATGGTATTTTGATAGGTACAGCAATAACTTATAATGGGGCTGATGCAGATAGCACTGGTGAGATTGCTAACTATATGTACTTTGATACTCCAAACACAACATCACAAGTAACATATACAGTTGGTGTGCATCAGAGTGCGGCTAGTACTTATTGGAACTTAAATAGAACTGCAAACAATCTTGATGAACGTGGTATGTCTTTAATATGTGCTACAGAAATAGCAGGATAGGAGATAATCAATGGCAAGTATATTAGGCGTTGAAACGCTCCAACACACAAACGGTACTACAGCCGCTACGATTGATAGTAGTGGTAATGTTACTTTTGAAAAGCCTACTTTTTCTGTAGCTTTACTTGCAGAAGAACAAGCAAATGGAACTAGTGGCGGTACATTTACTTCTGGTGCTTGGCAAACAAGAACATTAAATACAGAGAACGCTGATACAGATGGAATAGTAAGTTTATCTGGAAATGTTTTTACATTAGGTGCTGGTACTTATTTAATTGAATGGTCTGCCCCAGCCTATCAAGTAGCTAATCATCAAACCCGTTTATATGATAATACAAATTCTACTGTAATAAAATATGGAACTAATGAATATGCATCTGCATCGGCTGGTGTTACAAATCGTAGCTTTGGCGCAATGGAAGTAACGATTTCAACTTCTACTGGTTATAAAATTGAGCATAGGTGTAACACAACTTCTAGCACTTATGGACTTGGCACAAATTCAAGTTTTGGTAATGTTGAAGTTTTCACTCAAGTTAAAATAACGAAGCTGGCATAGGAGAACAGGATGACTTCAGTATTAAAAGTAGACAACATCCAGAACTCCTCTGGAACTAGTGCGATTAGCATTGATAGTAGTGGGCGTATTGTTACACCTCAAGTTCCTTATTTTTATTTTAGAGGATATGCTGGTCTTGCAACAAGCGCAATCGCAGGAACAGATAAGCCAGTATATTTTGATGCAATTGAAGAAAGTCGTGGGGGTGGCTTAGACAACTCCTCAACGCTTGGTGCTAGTTATACAGTTCCTGTTGCTGGTGTATATTGCATTTGGGCAAATGTTGGGCTTACAAACACAGCAGATTATTTAGGTTTAGGATTATATCACGGAACTACCTTAAAACAAAAAGGTTGGTCAGGTAATGATTTAGCACATTATTCAAATCATGTTCAAGTTGTAATGAATTTAGCTCAAAACGATGTGATGAGATGCACGATTGATATAAGTTACAATGTTCCAGAGACATCCCCTCAATACATGAATTTTTGTGGTTACTTAATAGGATAGGGAGACTGACATGGCTTTAACAAAACTAAACAATCAGTCTCTGTCTGCTGTTACTAGCGCAGGGTTGCCCAGCGGTACGGTGTTACAGGTTCAGCGCACACAGATTGATGCAACATCAGTAATTAGCTGTGCTTCAGGAACTGGGACAGAATTTAGCGTCTTATCTGTAAATATAACTCCTGTATCCACATCTAGCATTATTAAGATTGAAGCTATGATAAATGGGGAGTGGGCTGACGAAGCCGCTACTTGGGATTCTGCTTGGTTTTTCTATAGAGATTCTACAAAGTTATCTGCTCCTGCCGCTGGTAATAGAAATGTAGGTATTCGTATGGGTAGTAGTCTTAGCTATACATCGACAGATAATAGTTCTACACCAGAATTAGCTATTTATAATTATTTTGATACGCCAAGTACAACTTCGCAGGTGACATACAAGGTTGGTGTTCAAAATAATCGTGGCACTGCTATAAATTACTACTTAAACAGATGTGTATCAGATACAGACGCGGTTGACATGGAGCGCGGTATTTCAATGATATGTGTAACGGAGATTGCAGGGTGAACCAGAACGAC